CTACGGTGCGCCACCATTATAAGTACACCATGGACGTAGTACTTCTAAACTCAGGACCTGATGTAAACAATATTTCAATTTATCGTACACTAGGTCCTTACAAAATTGCACATGCCTGCAGAAAGGCCGGTTATTCGGTGCAAGTCATTGATCATATCATACATTTTACTCAAAGCGAATTGCTAAAGTGTATTTTAAAATTCATTGATGAAAACACACATGTGCTTGGTCTAAGCACTACATTTTTAGTAGATTATGGCCGGCTCCCTTCACACATTGAAGATGCATTAGTTGAAGTACAAAAGCAATATCCAAAGTTAAAAATAATTTTAGGCGGCTATTCAACTCATTACGCAAATAGAAATTTTAAATTGCGTATACACTCGGCTATAGTTGAATATGGCGAAGATACTTTTATTGATGTACTCGATTACATAGTAAAAGGTAAACAAGAGCCACAGCACTCTATAGAGTTTGTTAGATCGGGTAGATATTACAAAGTATACTCTAAGCCGCTTGAATCTAGATTCAATATTGAAACAGACGACTTTAAGTTTGTTGAAGGTGATGTAATATTACCCAACGAAGCACTACCTATAGAAATCAGTCGAGGCTGTATCTTCAAGTGTAAATTTTGCAATCACTTGATGTTGGGTCGCGGTAAACTAGATTATCTCAAAGACATTGAGTTGCTCAAAGAGCAAATGCTATACAATTACGAAAAGTTTGGTACCGACAAGTACTATATCATCTGCGACACATTCAACGACACAGAACACAAAATGAAACTGTGGCATGCAATGATAACCTCATTGCCATTTAAAATAAAGTATACTGCTTACCTTAGAGCAGATTTGCTTCACAGAAACCCAGACGTTCCTTATATGTTACAAGAGTCGGGGCTTTATAGTTGTTTCCATGGCATTGAAAGCTTCAACGAAGAAGGAGCAATGAGCATAGGTAAAGGCTGGAGTGCAAAAAGCGGAAAAGAATATCTACCGGAACTATATCATAATATCTGGAAAGATAAAGTACATCAAACATTAAGTTTTATCATCGGTTTGCCCGGGGATACAAAGAAGTCTTCGATGGAAATTGCACGTTGGTTTAATAATAATGACATGTATCATGTAACATTGCATTCATTAGGATTAACCAGTGACAAGTCTGTAAAAAATCTCAGCGAGTTTGATAAGAACACTGAAAAGTATGGTTACAGATTTTATACAAGTCCTGTTAACAAAAAAATATATTGGGCCAATGATCAATGGACGCAAGAAGAAGTTGACATCTTTACAAAAAGAGAATTGCTACCAGCAATGAAAGATAAAAATGCTAAACACGGTTCTTGGCAAGTAATTCAATTGTTGCAGTTAGGTGTACCAGAAGAAATGTTTTTAAAAGAAAACAAAGATAAATTTGTCTTAGATGAGTTAAAAGGCTTGGTAAAAGGCCAAGTACAGTTGTATATCAAGAAGTTGTTAGAAAAATAAACCATGCTGTCAGCTTTTGTTGTATTGGATATGAATTGTATAAAATAATTGGAAAAGAAGAAACATTAAAGGTATTAACACTAAGCGAAGCAATGAATGTTGCCAAGCACATGAATGAGTTTGTGACTATAACAGGTCACGGTATGGAAATTGTTGGCAAGTTTGGTGCCGATGAAATTAAAGACGGCAAATGCCCAGACGGTATTCCGTACACTTGGATGAAACGTAGAAACCAATAATGGAACACAAACAAATTATTATCCTACGTAAGGATCTAAACATGCGTAAGGGTAAGTTAGTAGCACAAGGCGCTCATGCTTCAATGGGCGCCATTCTTTCTTTAATGAAGCAAGAAGGCAATACACTAACATTAGAAATGGATGAACGCACAGAGCCTTGGCTAACTGGACGTTTCAAGAAGATCTGCGTGTATGTAAATACTGAGCAGGAGTTGTTAGACTTACATAAGCAGGCACTAGATGCTGGCATGGTTTGCAGTCTAATACAAGATGCAGGGTTAACTGAGTTTGGTGGTGTAAAAACTTATACCGCTGTAGGTATTGGCCCAGATAGAGAAGATAAGGTTGATGTGCTAACGAAGCACTTGCCTTTGTTTTAAGGAAACACAATGAAGCGAGTTATCGAAATCCGTGCCGCAGAAGGCGGCGATGATGCAAAACTATTTGTCAGCGATCTTGCTGACGCTTACCTACGTCTAAGCAACAAGCTAGGCTGACTCGCTCACGTTCGGGGCTCTTGGCCAGGGGAAATACATATCCTGGTTGACGGCCCTGATCTTACGAGCTTGGAATCAGAAGCAGGTGGCCATCGCATACAACGCATACCACCAACTGAGCGCAAAGGTCGAGTACATACGTCTACTGTCACTGTAGCAGTAATTGATCCGGAAGTTACCGCAGTTGCGTTTAGCGAACGTGATTGCGACATAAGTTGGTTCTCTGGTACAGGTGCAGGCGGACAGCACAGAAACAAGCACCAAAATTCGTGTAGAATAGTACACACTCCTACGGGAATTACCGCAGTCGCACAATGCAGAAGTAGGACCAATAGCCTTACCGAAGCTATGGCTATTATTCAGAAAAGGCTTGACGAAACGGTCAGATCTAAGTATAATAAAGCTATTGCACAGGACCGCAAGCAACAAGTTGGGTCAGGTGAACGAGGTGATAAGATACGTACATATCGTTTCCAAGACGATAGAGTACAGGATCATCGAAACGGAAGTACTGCTAGCGTAAAAAAGGTTCTAGCTGGAAATTTTGATTTACTTTGGAATTGATATGACTCAAATTACAGTTTGGAAATGTGATCAAACAGGTAAACTGTTTGAGGATCAAACAAAATACAAAAGCCATCTGCGTAAGCTAGCTCGTGAACGTGCGACTAAGCGTAAGCTTTCTGTAATGGAAGCCGTTGCTGATCAAAAGTGGAACGAACTGTACGAGTGCGAGCAGACTATTGAACAGTGGCGTGACATGGTTATTGCTAACCAAAATATGTTCTGGGCAGAAGCCGCAAAGGCAGATCCACATGACTGGAAGTATGTTGGTAAGACACATAGCCGTGGCAAGAACAGTGTTGTTTGTCCCGTCCCGGAGCTTCTAGAGTTTGAACGATTTGATGTTCGTTGGAATCCTACTGTTAGCAACAGCCACAGTTGCCCACACAACGGTGTGACTAATTGGGGTGTTCGTGACAAGGATGCTCCTACCAGCTACCCGGGCTGGAGTGGTCGTGTTGACTGGATTGTTCGTTGGCCTAAAGAATGGGACGGCGTCTATCTAGGCAGTGATCTATTTAAAGGACTACATGGATACAACACTGGACGCCAACGTGCTCATACTGGCACAGGTGGCGGTGGTGGTATGCGTTACAGCGAAAAGCATGGTTGCCATGTTCAGAGCTTTGGTTACGACTTCCGTATGTACGCCGCAGACTGGCCAGGTATGGCTCGTGTTGTTGGTATGCAACAACTTGAAGAAGTGCTAAAGGGTGTGCGTAACCGCGTTGACTACGTAGCAGTATGACTCTTGAAGAACTTAAAAAGGTTAAAGAGAGTTTAGAAGAGCTCGAAGCTAGTGCTGAAACATTTGATTGGGGGCCTAGCTTAGAGTTTGCTAGACAGCGTCAAGCAGAAGCTTTGCGTATTGTAAAGCAAGCAATTAAGGAAAAGAAAAATGCCATGGATTGAAAACGTAGCCGCAGATGATATTCCAAAAAGATTCCATCATGAAGCTGGAGAGAACAGTATGCTGATTAGCATTACTGATCCAGCAGGTTGGCGCCCCGTTCCTGCACATAAGTTCAAAGAAATTCATAACTTTGAATTTTTGGATGTAGAGAAAAACGATCATGTAATTGAAGAAGCAATGAAGTGTAGCCAGGAGCAAGCTAATGAGCTTGTGCGTTTGCTACAACATGCAAAAGACAATCATATGAACGTTGTTGTTCATTGCTTTGCTGGGATTTGTCGCAGTGGTGCAGTGACCGAAGTTGGTGTTATGATGGGCTTTCAGGATACTGGTCGATTTCGTAGTCCTAACTTGCTAGTCAAGCATCGTATGATGAAGGCTCTAGGCTGGACATATGACGAAGATGAAAAGCCAAACATTGATGATTGGCGTACATTTAGGAGCCCAGAATAATGCGTTGGATACAGTATAGTGGAATGTGGGTTACATTAGTTTGTAACCCATTTCATTGGCGCATTGGTTATTATAATAATAACGATAATGAATTCCCTGGACCTAATAGGTTCAGCTGTACACTACAACTTGCATTCGTAACAGTCAGGTTAGTTATTGACAACGGCGACTGGTAAGTACCAGCATGATATACGGCTTAGACGAAAACGATAAATTTTATGTAGAGTATACTTCCTGTGCTGAACCGATTGGCAACGTAAGACAGGAAATGGAAAAGTCATGCATAAGACTTGCTAGTGAAGGGCAAGTTATGATTAGCCTAACAAGCGGACTTGACAGCCAAGTCCTACTTCACACTTTTCACACATTAGGTCTACCCTACGAGTGTGCATTCATGTATCATCCCGGATACAATGACTTTGAATACAACAATATCAAAATACTTGAAAAGAAATACGATTTTAAATGTCATATTGTTGAAATAGATCCAATCCCGTTAAAAGAAGAAGTAGAAGCATTGGCCATTGCCACTGGCATACCTGCCGAGCACCATATTATGAAAAAGTTTTTGGCCCAGTTACCTGAGGATAGAGACTTTTGTCAAGGCATTGAAAGCTTTGATTTTATATTTCGTAACGGTCGTGCGTACTGCATGGAATCATGGACGGCCATTGAAGTTGCAAGTCAGCGAGCATTAAAACAAGTGCCGCGCTCGGGCAAAATTGTATGCATTGATCGTAGAGCACCTTTTGACAATTTTGCACTTGCATACCTCAGTGATCCGGTAGTTACCGGTTACATCAATGGACTAGAGTATATCAAAGGTAACGGGCTAGTAGACAAAGAAACAGGTGAACCTCCACCTCTTATTTTTTCTTGGGAGTATTACGTAAAGCCAATTATCTACGGACTGTATTGGGGCAAGGAGTTGGAAATCTTTCCTAAGTATGTTAGCTCTGAAAAGATTGATTACATAATGAACCCAAGCGATGTTCGCTTGAGACATAACTACAAAAACAAATGTGTGTTTGTGCCCAGGGATGAGTTAATTGAACATTTGACCAACTGGGGTTCAAACAAAACTGTAAGATATACACAACAATGAGAATACATAATCCAAATATCAATAAAAAACTAGGTTACTACATCTGTGACAATTTAGAATTTGATTCTAAGATACGTGCATGCCTATATGCAGTTGAGCAGAAGAAACCTGTGGTTTGGGTTTTTAACAATGATGAGTTCAACAAGTATGACTGGAAAACTGAACCAGAATTGACACTAGATCAACTATACGATCAACGTGCAAGACAGATCCGCGAAGCATACGATTATGTTATTTTAAGTTATTCTGGTGGTGCCGACAGCCATAATATTCTCACTGCATTCCAACGCCAAGGCTTGCATATTGATGAAATCATTACCAATACAATGACCAAGGCAAGTGCGCCTGCAATGGTAGTTGACGCAAATAATCTCGATGCATACAATGCACCAGAAGCAGAACATAACTTACAAACTGTACATCGTTTGAAAGAAGTTCATGCAACAATGCCAAACACTAAGATTACCATAACTGATCTTAGTGACCATTTGTTTGAAAGCTTAGAAAAAGCAGGTGATGCAAGTTGGGTTCTAGACAAACGCGAAGGCCTAAATCCGGCAGGCATGACTCGTTTCAACTATTTGCACTTCGCTGAAATTCGTAAACAATTTGATAAAGACAAAAAAATTGCTATTGTGGTTGGTATTGAAAAACCTCGAACACAAATCAATCGCGGTGAGCTGTTTATGACCTTTAGTGATCGCACTACAAACATGATTACAGTGGCAGAACACTTAAAGGAATATCCTAATAGTACAGTAGAATTTTTTTATTGGTCACCTGACCTTGTTCCTCTCATGATCAAGCAAGGGCATGTAATTAAGCGTTGGTTAGAAGCCTTCCCGGAAAATCAAACGCACTGGGAAACACGTGCTATAACACCTGAAATATATAGGCTAGTTCACGACCCGTTGCTTAGAAAGTTATTGTATACAACATGGAATGATAATTGGTTTCAGTCTAAGAAGGCAATATTTGATTGGCATAGCGAATTTGATAAATGGTTTTTGGATTTATACAAAGATACTAAAGCTGGCCACATATGGCTAGAAGGTATTGACTTTGTTAAAGATAAACTTAAACCATTCCTTAAGAAACCCGAATATGGTTTCGTTGATGGCCTTACAGTAGTGTCCCACACTTATAGTCTTGGGCCTATAAAGAACTTACATCAAGACTTGGTTTGGATTCGTTAAAAACCCGCACTAGGCGGGTTTTTTTATTCTGTTAACTTTATATTGTTTCTCGTGATAAATGCTCTAAGTCGTGTATTGTTATACAATCCTGCATCAACGCCTTTGCGTGTATTGTTTAATACAGGAAACAAGCCAGCCTTCTGCAATTCTTCGGCTAATTCTTTTTTAGCAAAAGCAGTAGTTAGCTTTTTAGACAATAGAAGCTTTGAATCTGTATCCATTTTAGAAGCAACCACTAATCCTAAATAACTTTGGAAGGGAAAGTCTTCTCTGAATACAGCATTCCAGGTTGGCAGTTTAAGATCAATTGTATGACTAGACATGATAAAGTTCAAGCGTTGATCATTTGCCCATCCTTTTACAGTAGGGTAGTTTGCAAACATACAATCTAAATGTCCTGCTACCAT